ACAGAGATTTACCAACACCAGTACCCGCTAGTGCAATGTTCAATGTCTTTGCGGGTAGACCACCTTTTGTGATCTTGTTAAAGAATTCTAGGTCAAACGGAATTCTTTCTTCTTTTCTATGATAGAACTCATATCGCTCATCGGAGTTTTCTAAGTAATCGTGACCAATGTTTGTATCAAAGCCTACACCCAATGCATCTGCAAGTATTTTGGGAATGGCTCCTTTCTCTTGAGATTTATCTTTTCCATCGAGAATAGAAATAGACGCCAAGACAGCATTATAAATGGCTTTTTCTTGACAAAACATTTCAGACTTGTCGAGGAGCCATTCAATCTTAGAAGTTTCCTTCGAAGTTTCCACAATTTCATGGAGATAACTTTCACAATGTGATACTTGGTCGTCTGTAAGATTTTTCTTTTCTTTGATTGCAAGTGTGACAGCCTCAATCGTTGGTGTAGCATTATAAGATGATACGAATGACGATATCTCATCAAAAATTATTCTTTCGGTGCCATGTTGAAAATACTCTGTCTTTAGAAAAGGAAATACCTTGCGTAAATACTCCTCATTGTAAATCAGATTCTTTAGTATCGTCTGTTCCAGTTTCATCAATTATATCCTGTTCAAGATTGCCCGACATGATTTCTACCAATAAATCACCTAAGTAGTTTTTGAAGTCTGCGTCTTTTTCCAACTTCTTGGGTGTATCAATCGTAGATTCTAGCACATCGTAAGCAAAAAGTAAATACACATTCCCATGTCTTTCTTCAAACTTTACCTTACCATACTTGAATACTGTATCTTTGTATTTACCATCTAATAGGCGAACATGCACAGATTGTTGATCATCTTTAGGATAGATGAAACAATAGTCTAATCCTTCGGTCATTTATGCTCCATTTGTAGTTTCAACATCAAACACTTCTTCCACTGCATCATCAGAGATAATTTCTCCATTTGCAATACAATACTTGCTTTCGATGAATTCACGGAAGGACTTTTGTTTCAATACGGGAAGCCAAAAATCTTTGGTGTCCGTATCTTTGAGTCTATATTTTTTATCTTCGTATACACCATCTGCATCACGACGAGAATACCAACCATTGCTTGGTTTCACCACATGACCACTTTCGAGTGCGATATCCAATAGACCAGACCACTTGCTAATGCCACCGTCAAAGGATACAGAAACAGGTATCTTTGATTTTTCTTTAACATATCTACTCTTTTCTACATTAATTATGAAATTATAACCGACAATTTCTTGTCCTTCTTTTTCTTGTTGTCTACCAATAATAAAGATATTATCAGCAGAATAATATGATCCTGTACCACCACCAACAATATCTTTAGGGAACATACCTATTTCTTTGTATGTGTGATTCACAACAATCATAGGTATATCTTTCATTGTTAGGTGTGGGGTCACCATACGAAATAAAGATTTGATTTGTTTTGCTCTGCTCATATCTGCAACAGATTTTTGATCTAATGCATCTTCAACTTCTTTCTTCGATGCTAAATTGCCAATAGAATCAATAATGATAATAAGTTTATCATCTCGTTCAAGATTTGTTAATTGGTTCATTATATCAAACTTCAACTGCTCAATATCAGTAATAGGAGTATGAAGCACCCTATCGGTATCAATATTGAATGAGGTAAAATAAGATTGAGGAGTACCAAACTCAGAGTCATAAAATAAAAGGGCTGCATCTTTGTATTTCTCCAAATAAGATTTAGCCATCAAAAGACTGAAGGCAGTCTTGAAGTGTTTTGATGGTCCTGCCCACATAGTAAGACCTGGAGTTAGACCACCATCTAGTTTACCACTTAGTGCAATATTAATTGCTGGCACAGAAGTTGAAATCATATCCTTCTGAGTGAAGAATTTTGATTTCGATAGAATAGCAGATTCTTTGATGCTGCTATTCTTTTTAATTTTTTCCAAAATGCTCATTTATTATCCTTCTCTTTAAATGCTAGAGGTTCATCGTAATCATATTTAGGTTCAAGTTTTTTTGTTGGATTCAGTGGTGGTATTGATTCGCCAGATACTTCATCTATGACAATGACATTTTCTTTACGAACTTGTACCACCTCATCAGGCCTTTCCTCAGGTCCTGATTTTTCTTCCCTGGGTACTTCTTCCTCAGGCGGATCAGTTCGTTCCTCAAGCTTCTTTTTTGCCTCTTGAACTCTTTGATATACCGGGTTTTGATCTCTTCCATCATCCTTCCTTTTTGGTTTCTTTTCTTCACCAATACTCATTGAAATATTGCTTGCAATCAATAATAGCACAGCCAGAGGATCAAATACAATCATAATCAATATGATTACCAAACGAACCGCTTTATCAATAATATCTTTTTCACCAGATCCATAGATGAGTTCAGCCACATATTTAATAGGACCAAAATCAGATTCAGCTTTTCTTAATTCTACACTAAGAGGCACTCGTTCTTCTGTTAGTTTTGCAATCTCTTTTTGTGTTTTGTTTATTTCTTCATTGAGTTGGTTTCTTTCTTTTTGTTGTGACTTTCTGATTTGAATGGATCTTTCTGCTCCTCGTTCTGACTCGGAACGAGACATTACATTATCAACAGCAGCATCTAGTTGATTTAATGTTTTTCTATTTAATTCAATATTTTGTTTTAGCGTCTGTATCTTCTCATCAAGCACTGCAACTTTATCAGCCACAGGACTAATGTCTGATGCGTGTTCTAGGTGTGCTTTAGATAGATAGCCAAAAATACCCATCGATGTAATAAGCATTAAAATGGCTACAGCAGAAGTTAAATACCATTTTAATATTCCTGGTGCTGTTTTCCAGTTACGATATAACCACGATGCAGTTACTAGTTTTGCAGATTCTAGAACAGAACCCATCAAAACAACAGGCCAGAATGAGCCTGGAAATATTGCAGCCAATCCAATAACAGAGTAATATGCTGCTACTGCTGAGAGTAACACAGCATTAATGAATGTAAATGTAGCGGTTGTCATCCGAAGAAATCCTCTAATGTACTTTGCTTCTCAATATTCCAATTCATACAATCCAAAACAACTTTAATTGGTTCAACAAAAGCTTTCTCGAATTGCATATCATAGTTGATATACTGTTGTAAGTCAAACTCTTTGGGTAGAGTTACTGGAAAAGATATGACTGATTCTTTGAATGGATTTGGTGTTTTCAAGTAAGAGAACTTGATTTTTTCTCCATCGTTGATGAGTGGATATTTTTTATCCAATCCTTTTTGTTTGAGAGCAGTATTATATATGATTGCTCCCTTAACATGAATGGGTGTTCCTTTGGTATATAAAGTAACAGCGTCAGAATATTTTTTGATGCCACGAATACCACGAGGGAACGAAATTTCTTCAGGTGAAAATTGCTTGAATTCTTCTTTGAAGTTGGCAACAAACTTCTGCACATCTTCTTCTGTGCCATTCATCATCAGCTTAATTGTTTCTTCCATCTTTTCACGAATAGGTGCTGGTGTTGATGATTTCACCATTTCAAGACCCATCACTTTCAAGTCAGGTTCAGCATATTGCACACCTTCGTTGTTGTACACATTCATGATGTATCGTTTCTTTGCAGTCCAGATTGCTTTGTCAGCCAAAGCTTCTCTTTTCATTTGCATCTTTTGGTCGTATGCGTGAACATAATCAGCAAGTTCCTGATAACTTTTGTCGATATAAGGTTGAATCTTATCTTCACAGACCTTGTCCATGAAGGCGATAACTTTATCAGGTGACTGTAGTGGTTGAAAGACTTTGCCTACAAGTGAACCAAGCTTGAGATAAATCGAATCTGTATCTGACGCAATAACATAATCGACTCCTTCCGTTTTTATTAGTTTGTTCATATATTCGTTGAGTTTGTTTTCAATCCAACGAATAGAAAGCTGACCTGCTGATGTAACTGCAAGAGCAATACGCAGATCATAGAAACGAAAGTATTCATTACCCATTGCGCCGTATGCAGAATTCAAACACACTTTCTTTGCAAGTTGTAGATTATTAAATCTGGCTATTCTTTTTTGTATCTCGAAATGTTTAGATTTGTTCTTTTCATTTTCAAGTTCCTGTTTTGCTTCAAGTGATTTCTTTTTGTATTTCTTACGATCTTCATACATCTCAGCCATAAGCTTAGGAAGAAAACCTTGTTTGTCTGTTCTGAAGAACTGTCCGTTTGGTGTCAGAGTTACATTGTTTAATCCTGTTGTGTCAATTTCTTTCTTCAATAACTTATCTACAGAAACACGACTGTTGATAATTCTCGACATTTCGTCTGTGTAATCATCAGGATCAACAAGCATCTCTGGTGATAGATTGTATTGCATGATCAAGTGTGGATATAGACTGTTCAAGTCAAACGATGCAACCCAATCATGTTTACCGACTTGAGGTTCTTTAACATAAGCACCTTCAAACGCTTCTGATTTGCTTTTCTTTTCTGTCGGTGGAACAATTATGTTATCTCGGCGTAGGAAGTTATAGATGATAGTATCCCACATACGAACTTGTGTGAAAACATCATCATAGTTTGTTTTACTGTCATACGCCAAAGTCAAAGCAAGTTCGATCAACTTCAGTTTATCTTCTAATTCTTCAATAAGAGAAACATCACCAATGTTATACTCAATGAACTTTTGATAGTTTAGTTTGTATAGTTGATGTAGATTTTCGTACTCAGAATAATCAACCTTGCGTTTGTCTAATTCAACATGAGCAATGTTATCGAGGCGATACGATTCTTGTGATGCACCACCAGGAGCATACTTACGATACAGTTCAATGTAATCAAGCATAGGCAAGCCAACAAGCTCATAAACCGTATGTGCTTTTGCCATCAGAATTGCTGTTCTCTCTGAAATATAATTCCAAGGAGAAAGTGACTTTGCATCTTGCTCAGAAAGAATTCTATTGAATCTGTTTACAAGATATGGAAAGTCAAAGAACTTAATGTTCCAACCAGTTACAATGTCAGGATAGTTTTTTGTCCAGAACTCAAGAAACTTTTTACTTAGTGTATATTCATCACGACATTTGAAGTAGGTAACATTCTCATCAGTATTTTCAAAGTCACCGCAACCCCACACATAAGTCTTACCACCAAGATACTTTACAGCAATAGCAGTAATTGGTTCTGATGCTTCATATGGATCGGGGAATCCATTTTCTGAACCAACTTCAATATCAATGATTGCAATTTGAATGTGTGATTGATCCCAATCAACTTCATTTGGATGTTGTTCAGAGATATAATTGTATTCAAAACGAGTATTACCATAAATCTTCTTGTTGGTAACACCTTCGTTTTGCTTTAAATAATCTCTTGCTTCACGAATTGAATTGAATTTGAATTCATGCAAGTATTCTCCATTCAGTGTTTTGAATGGAGTTTCTTTCCTCACCATCTCATACAGAGTAGGTTGATATTGAAGCTTTTCTTTGATTCGTTTACCGTTTTCTATCCCACGATAGAGAATATTGTTACCGAAACATTGAACATTGGTATAGAATGTAATCATCAGCCTGTGATAAGTTGTTTGGAAGGAGGAAGAACGATTCCTGACCCAAAGATTTGATTATAGTTGTTTAAGTATTCTTGTGCTGGTGCATATTCATAGACCACATGTTTTTTTGAAACAATAACTTCGCTATCTTTCTCTTGTTCAGCATGAACAGGCCATGGCGCAAAGCCAATATTTGGTTGTCCGTTTTGTCCAGGCATTACGGCAATTCGAACAGGATTAGTGAGCCTGTATCCTAGTTCTCCAGACTCAATTTCAGCTAGAATTTCTTCTCCAGTTACCAGTTTTACTACTTTAATGTTTTCCATGATTTTTCCTTTCAGAGCAAATGTATATCAGTGTAACATGTTTTTTGACATTAATCAAGAGGTTATGTGGCATAAATAGAAAGTGTCCACTAAATTTTAAAGGTGAAAAATGTACTGGAACCCACAACCCACATATACTTTTCCATATACGATAAACGATTCAATGGATAAGTATACAACTTTCTTATGTGAATTTGTTGATTTAAAGAGAAATGGATATCATCATTTCACCA